GTCGGTTCTAGCAACCTTGACACTACGAGAGTATCGTAGCCCTGCTTCAAGCCAATCTTCGTCCCCCATAGCTTGTTCAACAGATGAAAGTCGAATCCGATGCCGTTGTGGGCCACTATCAATGTAGCGTCCTTTAAGTAGTCCCATAGGCCGTTTGGAGCTTTCCATACTCTTACATCCTCTGTGTTATCAATGTCCTGAGTTACGCACAAATGGATCGTATCGTGTGCCAAGTTCGTCTCTATGTCGAGAGCAATTCTCATGTGTTTCTTTCAGCTTTTCGTAAGAGTCTATCAGGTTTTGATACTTGTCTTGTAGTTCATAGAACTTAGTCTCTAAGTCCATGAGCCTACCAACTAAGCGTTCGTAGTTATCAATCATTGTTGACCTCTCTAGCACGAAGCATTATGTCGGCGTAGGTGTAAGCCCAACGTGGAAACTCCTTTAGGTCTCCAGCGGTATCAGGATTAGCTAGAAGCCCCTGCAAAGCCTTGGCAGCAAAGTAGTCACGCAATGTCATGCCGTGTGATTGAATTATTTTGTTAAGTTCAGTATCATAAGTATCAACGGGAAACGCTGGTCCACCTGTTTGTTTGTCTGTCATACTTCTTTCCTTTCACGATACCACTTGATAGCGGCTATCCAAGCAGCAGATACAGCTGGTTGACCAAACCAAGGATCGTAGGGGACTCCGTACTCTTTAGCCCACTTGAGATAGGCTTCCTGAGTCTCTTTATCCCACATATCTTTTATATCATACTCGTTAATCATAGTCCCACTCCCACTCTTCTGTTTCAAGTTCTTGTTTAGTATCTATTAGCTTACCTAAAAGATTAGCTAATTCTACATTACCTTCAATGTAAGCTAAACGCTCACGCTCTGTAAGTGTTAAGGTACTGATGTTCATTTGATTTTCTCCAAAGTTAATAACCACTCTTCAAACTTCTTGTCAATCTCTGAGGGTCTAGCCCTTTGTGTCCTCTTCTCGATCTTCTTAGGAACGTAGGGCTGTTTAACCATCTTAGTAGGCCACACAAGCTCTTCAGCAGTGTACCACGGTGCGTTAGGTGCTAGGATAGTCTTCATTTTACTTCAAGTTAAGAAACAAACCAATTTGTGCAATAGAGTAACCAAGCCATATAGCCATGTTACTGTATTCCCCCTTTAAGCCTTGGAGCACACCTACTACAGCGTACCCAATGCCTGTACTACCTACGATCATCATTTCAATCATACGCTCACTCCGTTCCTGCTCATAGTTCCTCCATCGTGACTTCATACATTCTACCAGTATCCAAGTCATACTTCAATGAGCAAGCAGGGCCAGTAAGACCGTTATATCTATTCTTAGCAACTGCTACTTTAGTTGTATGTCGTACACTAGCATCAGGACTCATTGAGTTACGCTCCAAGGTAATCACAGCATCAGACAGTTGAGCGATAGCACCTGAGCCTCGCAGTTGAGACAGAGACACTGCCTGACCATCTTCGTGGCCTTTGTCGCTGTTAGGACGTTTGAGGTGTGATACACAGATAAGCGTAATCTCTAGCTCTTGAACCAAGGTACGTAGCTTAGTCATCAAGACGTCAATAGCTTTCCTATCGTCATTCCCGTCCATACCAGAGACAAGCAAGCTAATATGGTCAAGAAACACAACACGACAATCACAAGCCTTTGCCATGTATCGGATACGATTAAGTACGTTATCCAAAGCAAGAGAGCCGAAGTGATCAAATAGAAAAATACGGTCAGTTCCAAGGGTAGCATCGAAAGCCTCCTTCAATTCTTGTTCGCTGACTGGGGTGTCTGGCAGGTGCAACTTTTTATTTGCATGGAGAGACATAACACTTCTAGCAGTCTTTCGTACCGATTCCTCCAGAAACATTCCTCCGATGTTCCACTTTGTTGTATTAAGGATGTTGAAGAGTATTTCACGAAGGAATTGGCTTTTTCCAAGGCCGCTGCCTGCTGTGACAGTAATGAGTTCTGCTTTTCTGAGTCCATAGAGTAAGTCATTTAATCCTTTGAATGGGTAGAAGGCTTCTGCTTTAGGTTCTGGTGTGTTAACTGATTCCCATAAGGAAGAAGCAGCTACGATTCCGTCTGGTACAAAGGTGGGCGCCCGCCACCACTGGTTTACAAACTCTGCTGTCTTTCCTGCTTTGAGATAGTCGCAAGCATCTTTGAAGTCCTTTAAGTGTTTAACAATCTTACATTTGCTACCGAAGAGTTCAGCTACCTCATTGGAAGCCTTAATCCCTGCATCGTCTGCGTCGAAACAGATCACAATCTCCGCAAAGCTATCTAAGTATTCGTAGTTAGCCTTACAGTCCTTCAATGCAGCTGAAGCACCGTTACGGATAGACACCACAGGCCACTTGCTACCTGTCATTTGATAGGCCGCTAGAGCGTCTAATTCGCCTTCACAGAGGGTGATGTACTTACCCCCTTTAGCGAACAGTTGTTGACCGAATAAGGCCGCCTGTGACCAGCTACCTTCAACATTGAAGTTCTTCAGTTCAACATGACGTACTTTAGCAGCTACCTCCTTACCATCTTGGTCAAAGTAAGGGTAGTAATGCTTTGTAGCATCCTGTCGTACACCGTAGGCCTCACAGGTCTGCTGTGTAATCCCCCTGTCAGGGATAGCCTTAATCTCACCAATCTTGCTAATCATAGGTTTTACTTTCGATTTGGTAGGTACTTCTGAGTAACTACCATCACTTTCATAGTGGTTGCACACATGGCAGTAGGTATGCCCGTCATCGTAAAGACTGTTCCCGTCTGAGGAACCACAGGCTTCACATGGTATGTGTTTCAGGAACTTTGAAGCTATCTTGACATTAGAAGTCTGAATCATCGTGGAGAATCCTTTCAGCGTTACCACATTGGTCACAAACACGATACAGGCCGTTAGGTGCTACGTACATCGTATCAACACCTCCACAACGTAGACATTTAAGGCTATCGTCATCGTCTTCCTCTAAGACTTCCTCTTGTTCTTCTTCTTCCTTTAAGTCTCTACCAGTGACTTCGTCACGTTGAAAGATTGCATCCCATCGAGCATCATACTCAGCCTGAGATACGCTAAATGGGCGAGGTGAGCTACCTTTACCGCCATCACTTTTACTCATAGTCTTGTTCCTTTACTGGTGGTTTAACTGGTCTACGTTTACGCCAACCCTTGGTGATGTTAAACATGATTTGACTTTCGCCATTGAAGTAACACCCTTTGAATGTCCAATAAACAGGCTTCTGAGGTTGTTTTGTTAGCTAGGAATACCTCTAGGTCATCCATCAAGGTTTCTAGCGTATAAAAGGCTTCTACGGCCTTCTGTGAGCACTTGTATGCGTGAGCATCTTGTGCGTTGAAGAGATCATATTCGATGATTGCTTTCATTTACATTCCTTCGTCATTTTAAACTCACTTTCAACAGAGTTAATACAAAAATACACAAAGACATAATCATGTTTTAACCTCTGCCTCTATGATGTCCTTGAGCACTTGTTCCCACCCGTAGATGGAGATTAACTCAGCTACATCTTGGATTGTGAATGTGTAATGGGCTTCTTCGTTGAACACCCAATCGTCTACCTCTTTGTCTGTTGCACCGTATTCATTCTGCATTACATTCATTTTTCTGTTTCCCCTTCTTTGTGAATGGTAAAAACTTCCCCATGTGTCATTAAATTGTCATAATACTTAGTACATTCTTTCAAATCCCCTGAGAACACCTCTACCCAAGGAGAAAACCACCACCTTTTAACCTGAACAGCACAAAGAATCATGTACTCAGGTTTTTGGATAATTCTAACTTTCATCGTGTAATCCCCCAAAGTTCCAACCACCTGTTTCTAAGTCAATACCGTTATATTCCATAACTAATTGGTATGCCCTACGCAACTCGTAGTATCGGGTATTGTTTTCCTCTTTGTCGTAGGAATACATTGGTACACCCCCTGCTGTTGGAGACAAATCCCCATACTGTGATTTTAAGACAACCAAAAAGATGTCTAAGGCCCCATCGTAGTCAATTTCAACTGTAATTTTATCCATATTGGTTCTCCTTTAAAGTATCTTTAATGACATAAGTATTTAAGGTATCTTTAATAGTGTATTTTACTTCTATGAAACATCATAGTAGTCACTAGAGTACTTTATAGTATTATAATGTACTGTCAAATCCCCTGTGTCCATCTCTGGTGAACATTCTACATCTAAATCCTGCTCACATGGGTCTAAATCCGACTCAGTTACTAGGTCTTTCCGTTCAATGACAGGGAATAACCCCTTCACATCTTCAAAACAAACCTTGCATAGGTCGATGTAGTCCATCGTTATTGCATTCTTCCTTGTTGCTTCAAATTCTGATAACAATCTATCACAAGCCACACAATGCATAAAAGCCTCTCAATTCGAGTTGAACATAGTTACCTAGGTGCAGGTATTCCCCACATCTAGATCGTGCCTTCTAGGGGTGTTTTAATGCGTTCTAGAGCTATTGACTCCCATTCTTCATCGTCATACCAAGAGTTTATCTCATCTTCAGGTAATTCTACTGCTTTAATCTCAGCTTCATCTTCGTCTTTTGCCTTGACTTCAACATAGAAATACTGTGTTTTTATGACTTTTACTAAATAAGTATTCATATCGGTGATTCCTCATCGTTAGCAGGGTTGTACTTAGGTGGAAGGTTGTCGTTCAATGGGGTTTTAACCCACAAGGAAGTAGGAAAAGGCCAACCCCTTTCAATCTTTATCAATTTAGGGAATAAAGACATAACTTGAGGGAATAGATACCCACAGTCTAGGCATTGCATTGCATCAGGCAGGCCAATAGTTGCATGCTCTACGTCATCTGAACCACATTTAGGACAAGTGTTCACCATAAATCATACTCCAGTACTAAGTCAACTGTATAGAAAAGTATTAACATTGTCATAGTTCTTTATCCTTTTCAAGTTTATGTTCATGTTCTTTATTAGTAGAATCAATCAATCCTTGAGCATAACCTAAATCGTAGGTGCTCGCCATGCCCTTGATTGTGTCCTCTGATAACCCTAGTTTCCTAAGGTGTTCGATCAGTTCTTGTAGTGTCATATCAGTTTGTTAGATAGTGTTGCAGGAATGCTTTAGCCTTTGAAGGGCTTTTCATGTTAATGTTTAAGTAGAATTCCCCATCTTCAAAGACCTCATAAACTGATTGTGTCATAGAGTAAACAGCGGTGTATG